CGGGTGATAGTGTTATCCACCCAATCGGTGCCGCCAGCCGCCAAATTGGCCATGTCCCACTCGACCACGGCCGACTGTCCCACTGCCAAATTCGGGTTAACTGCGACTGCTCGATAGCTAGCCGCGAACCCATGGCCAGCGGTTTGGTAGAAAAGCTGCCCGTCCCAATCGGTTGCTGCACCAGCGCGACGGGATATGCGCACGCGCACTCGGGTGTAGATGCTGCCAGCGATGGACAACGTTGCCGCCGTACCGCTAATCAACTGCGGATCAACTCCGGTCGCTGTAATCTTGACGAATCCAGCACCCTGCGCGAGCGTGGCTCCTGCAGCCACCCAACCCTCAGTCGAGCTATCGAACTGCCAAAGGCAATTCGGCGCCGGATCTAGACCAGAGGCTCCCAGTACACCCTGGATCGCGCCGACGTTGTTGTTGAGTTCGGTGATGCTGCTCGACTGGCTGGCGTTCACACCCTCAGCCGCAGTAACACGATTGGTGAGTGCATCAACTGCCGAGGCGGATGCCTTGGTGGGCAGGCCGTTTGTTGTGCTGTTTACCGCATTTTCAAGCGTGGTGGTCCGACCCGCCACGCTGCTCAGCGTCGCCCCCTGCTGGTTCACCGTCGAAGTCAAACCGTCCACTGCGGCGGATGTTGCAGAATTGTTCGCCGCATTCAACTGGCCATTGTCCCTCCAGCCTGTTGCGCGAGCCCCATATTCCGCCTGGGGCCTGGCGAACTCGACCGTACCGTCTGTGGCAGTTGACGTCATAGCGTAGATACGGAAGTAGACGTACGCTTCGGCAGCCCCGGAAGGGGCCACAGCAGAGAACGTCACGCGTGCACCAGCGATCGTAAGCGGGATCATCGCGGAGTTCGGGGCGCTGATCACCGCGCCAGCGGCGTTGACCCATTGGATGAAAATGCGCATCCCGATGTCGCTGTCATTCTTCCGGGCGTAGACCGAGGCTGTCACGGCCTGGCCGCTGCTCACCTTGATCCGCTTGGTAGCCGACGGTCGAAGTGATTTGTACTGCGCACTGTTGGTCAGGCCTGGCGCAACGATCCTCTGCGCTTTCTCGCCGGTGTTCAGCCAAGACGTGACCAAGGTGTCGGTAGTCGTCACTGGCCCCTCGGTTTCCCAACCTTCGGGCACTCCGTTCGATGTGGCGGCCTTGGTGAACCCCGGGTTGTAGAAGAGGTTCTCCCCGCCAATGTCCCCAATGCTGTTATCCAGATTGGTGAGCTGACTCGACGCTGAGGAAAGCCCAGCTTCCGTCGTGGCCACACGCCCAGTGAGAGCGGTGGTTGCTGAAGCATTGGCGGCTGCCGCGGCAGCGTTCGTCTTGCCGTTGTCCCGCCATCCTGTGGCAATGCTTCCGAGTTCCAGCTGCGCTTTGTCCAGGTCGACGAATCCACCGGTGAGACTTGAGCCAGGCGAGGAGCGAAGCCTGAACAGCACGTCCATCTTGACGGCATTCGCCGGCGCTGGATTCGACGTCAAGGACAGGCGCTGGTAGGTCGGGGTAAGCGCGGCGTTTGCCGGACCATCCGTGCTCAGTGTGGTACCGGCTGCATCCTTGTACTGCAGGTAGATCTGAGCGGTCAGCCCGGTATTTCCTCGCACGAAGACCGAAGCGGTGTTAATAACCCCTTCGTACACCGCCGGCCGTACATCCGGGTTAGCTGCTGACGGCACGAAGTCTATGTAGGTCGAACCAGAGCCCGCAGTAAGCCCAGTGATATCCAACCGCTGGCACTTGCCTTCGGCCCCCAGGTCGGCGTCTCGCAGCGTCGGTGTTACAGCGACCGTCGCTGTTTTACGCCAAACCCAGCCGTCTGCCAGGCCCGGGTTGCTGGCCGAAGCAGTATCGAACGACGGGTTGAACAACAGGTTTTCGCCGCCGACCTGAGTCAGCGAAGTATTGATATTGGTGATCGCCTGGCCATTGGCGGTGATCGCCGCGCCCTGCTGATTCACGGTGTTGGTCAGGGACTGTACCGTGGAAGCATCGGCCTTGGTCGCCACCTGGGTCAGCGCGCTGGCGGCCGCGGAGGCCGCATCGGTGGCCACCTTGTCCGTCACGGCCACCCACGCCGATCCGCTCCAACGCTTTGGCGTGTTGGCGTTGCCCGTGGTATCGATCCAGAGGTTTTGCGCGAGGCGATCGGCAGTAGCCGGCGCAGCCGACTGAACAATGACCTTACCCTTGCCGCCCGCCAGCGTCGCCGCGTCCTGGGCGGCCTGCTGAGCTGCCGCAACATTCCCGTTGGTGGTAGTCAGACTGTTCTGCACGCCTGTGAGAGCCTGGCCCTGGCTCGAAAGCCCCTGCTCGTTCTGCGTGACGCGGCTCGACAGGTTGTCGACCACGGAAGAGTCAGCCTTTCCGCTGATGCTCGTGCGCAAGCCGTCGAGCTGCTCGGCCTGCGCTTCCACTTCGTCGTCCAGCTCGGTGACCGTCGTTTCCACCGTGCCGACGCGCGCTGCGAGACCGTTTGCCGTCTGCACTGCCTGGCCAATGTCGGTCCAGTAGGTGGCGTTCGGCGGCGGGTTGCCGGCCGGCACGTTGACCTTGGCCTGGTACAGTCGGCCGTCTTCGCCCAGCACGCTCTGACCTGCGGTGTAGTCCTGGTCCGGCTTGTACGGCATCGAGTCGGCCAGGTCGGCGATCGTGTCGATCTGCTGCTGCAGTTCGTTCTGCACCTCGTTGACGTGGTTGCTCACGTCGCTGATCTGCTGGTTCAGGTCGTCGCGAGCTTGGCCCAAGCGCTCATTCACCGAACCTGGCCCTTCCTTGTCGATCAGGTCGATACGGTCGGTCAGCTCCTTGCCCAGTTCGCTCTCGGTGATCTGATCCTTGATCTGCTCCAGGATCGGTGTAGCGTCCGCGCTGGCCATGCCAGAAATCACGGCAGGGGCAACCGGGTAGAACGGTCCGTCGTTGCCGGTGCGGTCAACCAACCGTGCCCAGAAGAAGAACTGCTGACCAGCGCGCAGGCCCTGCATGACGTATTCCTGCTGCGGGTACGCCAGATCGGCCAGCTTTGTGGCCGCATCGAGGTCGGTGCCCTCGCTGTACCACAGCTCCGTGCGCTGGGTGTCTTCGGCGCCAGCCGGGAAGCCCCAGGTGATCTTGATGCCGAAAAGCAGGCTCTCGGTGTTGAGGAATGTCACCGCCGGCGGCAGGCCTTCCTTGCCGTTCAGCTGGGTCAGGGTCGAGCTCTTCCAGATCGAAGTGATGTCGAAAGCACTGACCGCACGCACGCGGGCCAGGTAGGCGCCAGCGTAGATGCCGACCACGTCGACAGAGGCCGCCCCGGTGCGCTGCAGGCGTACCCAGTTGCCGTTGTCCTTACGCCATTCCACGTCGTAGGCGACAGCACCCTCCACGGCCGGCCAGGCAATGGTCATGGTGCTGACTGCGATGCCTTGGTCGATCATGTGCGCCGACGACAGCGTGACGCTGGCCGGTGGCTGCACGGTCGTCACCGGGATGACGCTGATCGGGCGCTCGTCCAGCTTGGCGCCCGTGTCGATTGCTGCGAACTTGCTCGGGTTGAACTCCAGGGCGGTGATCTCGTACTCACCCTCCTGGGTGCGCACCGTCTTGAGCACGCGGAACAGCTGGACCGCCAGGTCGTCGTAGTCGATCGCCCACTGCAATTCCGGTTCTGGCTGCACGCTGTACGCGGTGGTCACGGTCACCGCACGCCCAGCGACAGACTGCACGGTGCGCGCCTGGGCGGTCCCGTTCGGCAGGTTCAGGATCAGGCGGTCCCCGGCCTTGATTGGTGTGTCACGGTCCAGCGTCACGACGCGTCCGGCTGCCGACGTGATCCGGCCACCGTTCGGACGGCCCGCCACCAGCTCATCAGCCACCGGGATCACGTAGCCCGGCAGCGGGATACGGCCTTCCATACCGGTCTTGAAGGTGACGGTACGGTCCTGGTTGTTGCTCAGCAGCGCCCACTTGCCGCGGCGCTGAGCCTCGGAAGCACGGGTGCAACCGATGGCAGAAATCTCCACCGGGCGGTCCCGGTAACGGCGCTGGAGCGTGTTGTCGGTCACCGGAATGACGTCGGTGTCGTAGTTGTTCGCCGGGTTGTCGTAGCTGACCAGGGCCCGGCTGTAGTGCGTGTTGCGCTCCGCGCCGCCATAGACGAAGTCACCGTCGATGACGTTGGCCCGGGTGAACACGTAGTCGATGTCCTGCGCGCGCGGCATATCCGCCTGCATGAACAGCGAGCCGTGTGCCCAATACACCATGCCCCGGTAGATGGCTGCCAAGTCACGCAGCAGCGACCAGGCCTCGGCCCGACCCTGCAGGTTCATGTCGCACAGGTAACGCGGCTCCTGCCCGCCGACACCGTCCGGCACCAGCTGGTCGCAGTACTGCGCGATGCGGTACATCTCCCACTTGTCGACCATCCACGACTTGATGCGCTTGCCCAGGCCGAAACGATCCTCGACGCACAGGCCGTAGGTCACGAACGCCGGGTTGTTGGTCCAAGCCTGCTTGAAAGTGCCATCCCACACGCCGCTGTACGTGCGGGCCACCGGATCGTAGTTGCTGGGCACTGGCCAGCGCTTGGCCTTGCACTTCACGGTGACGGCCGGAATGTTCTGGAACTGCTGAGCGTCGAACTCAATGTACAGCAACGCAGTGTTCGGGTAGCGCAATTTCTCGTCGATGATCTCGGTGTAACCAGCGATGGTCATCGTATCCGCGACGGTGCCACTGTTGGCGTTTGGGGTGATTCGCCGCACACGCAGCATCCAGCCAGAGGTCGCTGGCGGCAGATTCACGCGCACAGAGCGCTGATAGCCGTTGGTAGTCTTGCCGTCGACAGCACCGCGGTGAGCCTCCACATACGCTCCGCCATCAGTGGCGATATCGATGGCGTACTCGATGCGGTAGCCGTTGGTATTGCCGCTGCTGTCCTGCTGCGCCAGGCGCGGCCAGGACATGCGAACGCGCACGGCCGACAGCTGGGTGTTGCTGAGCGCCCGGCTGAACGGGTTATCGCTGCGCAGCTCGACGTTGACCGTGGTCTCGTTCTCGATCGCAGGAATGCCCTGGATGTAATCCTGCTCCACAGAGCCTAGGCGCCACTCCCACTTCACACCGGGGAAGTTCACGTTGCCGCCAGCATCCATGATCGGCGTGTTGTCGAGGTAGATGTCGCGGTCTGTCGGCGTGCCGTCAAACTCCCCCTCGCCTACGGCCAGCAGAATGCTAGCGATGTTGGTCGACTGCAGGCTGTCCGGTGCTTCAACAGGCGTCTTCGGCTTGCTACTGCCGCCTTTCGCGCCAGCGATTTCGAGGTGCTCTGCTACGCCCATACTTTTCTCCAGGCAAAAAGAAACCGCCCGGGGGCGGCTTGTTAGTTGTGATGACGCTACGTCTTGTCTTCTGCGCGAATCGAGGCAGAGATAACTGCCCCGCCCCAGCGGCGCTCACCGATGCAGATCGGGACGGGGTTTCCGCTGGCGGTGGTGTTCTTGGCGCTACCAAAAGCGTATGAAGGCAGGTTCTCGGGCGCAGCGCTCTGAGACAGACCTTGGGCCTGCGGGCTGAGCATCTGCACCACTCCGCCAAGCGTCATGGAAAGGCCAGCATAAAATGCGGATGGGCCCAGCCATATGGCGGATACCATCAAAGCGATGCCAATGATGGTTTGTAGTACTCCACCACGCTTGCTTCCATGAACAACAGGCACAACCCGAACCTCCCGAGTACCGCGAAGGTTCATTTCGTCCAGGCCAATGTTCTTTCGGTTACGGAAGATGGCGAAGCGTAATCCCAACCCATCAAGTCGCCTGATTTCCTCCTCGAACCCATGTAAGGTAGCTTTCAGAGCCTTGAAGACCTCCCAGACCTCACCGCTGTCAAGCTGTCGATGGTGGGTTCGTCCGAACTTCTGCGCCAAGGATCCAGATAGCTTAATGATGGTCATTTGTTGGTAACTGGCCGCTGTGGCTGTCATGCTTCCTCCAGGCATAAAAAAACCGCCCTAAGGCGGTTTGTATTGATCTATCAAAGACATGATCGGACAGCGCGTTCCACAGCGGAACGACCCGGCATGACCGACCAAGGCATGCGCTGCCGAAGAGCTACTGCACTGCCAGTAGAGGTTCTAGTAATATCAAGAAGCTCGTCTGCCATGCTGCTATTCGAAACCCATAAGCGGTAGCCGTTTTCAGTCTCCACCATTGAGGATTCGGTCCTGGCAGCCTGCCATTTAGGGAAAACGCACAAAGCATACTGCTTTGGGTCTTTCTTCGTTACTGCGCTAATCGAAGGATCATTGCCTTCCAAATCTGCGGTCGTTACGCACCCCGACAACAACGCCAACCCAATCGCACCGAGCAGAATTCGCATGGCATCCCTCCCTAAAAAGGCGGAATGTATCACTTGGCGCCGTGATGACGCAGCACCAGTCGCGTTCTATCCAGCCATGGCCCGCCGAATACAACGATCTCTGATGGCCGCCCCAGCAGGTGGTGCAGCATGAAGGGACCTGGGCCGAAGACTTGCGCATGTTCTTCTGGAAGCTGCGCGGCGCCTCCCAGGTAGATGCCTGCGTGATTGGGGTGAGCAGTGCGCCCCACCGCCATGACGATCATGTCGCCGCGCTGCGGCTGGCTGACCTGGTAGAAGCCAGCCGCCTCATAGGCCTGCTCATACAGACTCGGTCCGTCCGCCTGCTCCCACCACCCCTCCTCCCGGGCGTAGGCCGGGAACTCCAGCCCCCACTCCCGCTTGTACCAGTCAGCACAGACCTGCCAGCAGTCCCATGCCCCGTGCACAAATGGCCGCCCCATCAGCGGCGTGTGGCCTGTCGGCGTGACAGTTCGCAGGTCGCCCTCTGGCCAGGACAGGATGTGCCAGGGTAGACCTGTCGCCTCGCACATGGCGAGATCGCGCGGCGAAGGTCGGCTGGTGGCGTCGGGGTGCGAGTGCACGATACCGATCACCTCGCCCTGCTCTTCAGCCGCAGCATACTGCTCGGGCGAGATGCGGAACTCCTCTGTAGCGTCGGTAGCAGTGTTCTCACACGGGAAGTACCGCTGGCCCCGTCCCACGGAGATGAGCAGCCCGCAACACTCCCGCGGGTATTCCGCCGCAGCGTGCGCTTGCACGGCGGCCAAGATGTGTTTGCGCATGGTCAGCTCCGTGCGATGAGGGAAACGGCCGGGAAACCACCGAACGGCAGTTGATTGCCCTGGCCGTGACGGACCGTGCACCCCGTATCGAGACAGCCATTGCACTGGTCCTTGGCCGGGTCATCCGTGGGGTTGCCATCCAGGTCGTAGTAAGGGCCGGTATATCCGCAGTTCGGACCACGGTAGCCAGCAGTCATTGCCCAGTGGCATAGCTGAGTCATCTGCCGGCCAATCGTCTCACCGCCCACATCGCCCGGGCTGGCCAGCTCCCAAGACACAGTAGTGCCGTTCTCGGACACCTTCTGGTCGATGTACCAGACCTCAATGGCTTCCTCGGTCGGGTCGGCCTCTGGATTGCCTGCCGGAAAATTCACCGCATCCAGGTAGCGCGCCATCGTGTGGCGCATGGTCAGCTTGAACTCGAGCAGGTTGTCGAAGGCCAGGCACAGGGCCGTGATCCGGCCGTTGACGTTGCCTACGGTGAGCGTGGGGCGCACGGCCGTGCCGTCCGAGTTCGCTTCGATGCCATCGATCTGCATGGGCCAGGCGCCATACTCGTTGCCTTGCCACCAGATCGACTTGGCCGGCAACTGGTCAGCGTTCGCGCCAGCTGCTGCCAGCTCCTGAGGAGTGTGCGGTATCGCGTGCCCATGGAATCGCAGCGTGTCCGCTCCGAAATCGGAGCCGTCCAGTTCGAACAACAGGATTTCTGCACCGGGTTCCAGCTTCTGCAGCTGAGTGATCAAGGTCATGGATGAAATGCTCGTTCAAAAGTAGCTGTCAGCACCGCCACACCGCCCGGCTTTCGCTGCTGCCGGAAGGTCTCGCACCGATACAGCCCAAGGACACCCTCGGGGTTCGTCCACAGAAATGACGTGGCGCCCCGGTGCCTCCGGATGAACGCCAGGATAGGCGCGACCTCGTCAGCCAGGCCGCCGAACGACAGCGACCAGCTGTCAGTTTCGGCGTTCAGGCCATCGGTGGACACCTGGGCGTAGTTGTCACCGAACTGTGATTTCCGGGTGCGCAAGGTGCTGTCACCGCTGGCCTCGTCGTCTGGAGTCCAAGTGAAGGTTTCGATCGCCATCAGCGTCTCCCGTTACTGTTTCGATAGCTCACGCCACC